CGACCGAAGGGAGCTCGTAGTGATATTGAAAAATCCGGAGGAGTGGCCGAAGGCCACGACGCAGGATTTCTTTTATATTGCGGAGAGCGACCGAAGGGAGCTCGTAGTGATATTGAAAAATCCGGAGGAGTGGCCGAAGGCCACGACGCAGGATTTCTTTTATATTGCGGAGAGCGACCGAAGGGAGCTCGTAGTGATATTGAAAAATCCGGAGAACGACCGTAGGGAGTTCGTATGATTTCTTTTATATTTTTATGTCATGGTCTTCGACCACGACATAGGAATATTGAAAAATCCGGAAAACGACCGTAGGGAGTTTGTAGGATTTCTTTTATATTGCGGAGAGCGACCGAAGGGAGCTCGTAGAAATATTGAAACCGTATATCATTATTTCAAAGAAAATAAGAACTCTTCTTCTGTCTGAGTAGTACATGAATCATATTTACTTTTTATGATAAGAGCGACTATTTCCGTCAATTCAGATAAAGAGGCTTTCAATGTAAAAACTTCTTCTTTGCGAATATTAAATATCTTGAATTCTTTACCGGACTGGACAGGGTCGTCATAGTAAACACATTTCCATAACCAAGCATAAATGATGAATTGCAGATAATGCTCTATAGTAAGTTCACTGACGAATTTCAATTCCCATACGTCTCGGTCAGTAATCAAATCCAGTCGTGCAGTAAACCGATATAGTTCCACTTTATTTAAATGCGGACGTAATAATTTGTCTATAACTGCGTGTTTGTCGTCTTGTAAATGATGTATGAATGTGTTTTCAAACACAAATGTATTTTGAGGGGTAACAGTAGACGGGTATGTAATTTCTTCTAGTTCTTTGATATTCTCATCGGCTTCCTTCGGTTGCTGCCCAGAATATAAAAGAAATCCCATGTCGTGGTCTTTGACCACTCCTCCTGATTTTTCAACATCACTTTCTGGTTGTTCGGTATATATATCACTATCGTGACCCCGTTTTCGTGAATCACAAACAATCCGGTCTATACGTTGGTTACACTGTTCCATCATTTCATAAGTGAGCCAGTTGTATTCGTCTTCGTCGATTTGTTTGAGTTTAAAATACAACTTTTCTTGGAAGGCGATATAAACGTTTGACATATAGAGGTACTGTGCGGGTGTTTTACAGGAGGGGGAGAGGGATTGAAAGATGCGTTTTAAATAGAGATGTTCTCCTTCCCTGAATTGTTCGACTGAGTGTTTGATAAATCTCCAAAGAATGTTTGGTATTTCGTTTTCTACCTCACTGTCGTCGATATTCCTACGAGCTCCTCCATTGGGGGCTTCGCCCCCAGTGACCTCCCCATTGGGGCCTTCGTCCACTCCTCCGGATTTTTCAATATCACTACGAGCTCCCTTCGGTCGCTCTCCGTAATATAAAAGAAATTCTACGTCGTGGCCTTCGGCCACTCCTCCGGATTTTTCAATATTGTTGTTTTTTCTTTGAATATAGTCGCAATAAATGGCGGGTATAGCAACCCCATTAAGGTCGGTGACATCTTCATAAAGCCCATTTTTTAAATACACAATGCTGGGGACATCGATTTCATAGCATGCCCCTGGGTGAGATTGGTATAGAACGGGTTTTATGATTCTTTTCAATACAGGGGTTATTTTTTCAATGACAGACTCGGGTAAAAACTTGATAATGTCCGTAGGGGTGACTCGATGAACGGGTATTTTATCTTCTTCTCTGGGGGCTTTAACTTCTTCGTAAAAAACGCTTTGGGGGCGTCCTTTGAAGTCTATATAGTCCGTTTGGCTCATTTGTGAATGACTCATTCTCAGAAATTCCAGTGGGCGGTCAGTGGGGTGGTTATTAATTTCGAGCAAATAGAGTTGGTGAGTTGCGCGTGTAGTGGCGACATATAATGTATTCGGACAAACGGTAGATTTCAAATTACGAGCATTAAAGGCGAAATATGAATTATCAAAATTCATCACAAACACGTATTTACGCTGCCGTCCTTTGACGCTATGAAAAGTTGAAAATACCACTTTTCCGTTGATTACCTTTTCATCGGAGATTCTTTCATTTTCAAACATTGGAACATGACAAGGTATACCTGACTCCACTAAGACATTTTCCAGTCTCCGAACATTACTAAAAGGGCCTTTTACGGAAGGTGCTAGTATAAATATATCACTGGGCAAATCGCCTTCATCTAATATTCTTTTAATATGATGAATAATGATTCTTTCTATATTGAAACGTGTGTTTCGAATGTAAATAACGGGCGCACCCTCGCGACAGGCATTCATTCTATATTCTCCCAACATAACATTATTTACGAAAGACGACATTTGATTTGTGATTCGATAGGACGTTTTCAAAGAACAATGTACAAAAGAATCAGGTGTGTAGTGGGGAGGTGAGTTCCATATTTTATCCGCGAGAGTCAAATATCTCCAATCCGCGCCCTTGAATTCATATAAACACTGTTTGTAGTCACCTAAGAAGAGTAGTTGAGGTGGGGAGAGAGTATGAGACGTGTTATTCTCAACGCCATCAATATTCATAGGAGCTCCCTCATTGGGGGCTTCGCCCCCAGTGAAACCCATTTTGCTCCCTACGTTTGGGTAGACTACGCCTACCCGAAAAGTAGGATTTGGTCGCTCTTCGGAATATGAAACACCTTCTCCGTCATGGCCTTCGAACCATCCCCCGTATTTTTCAGTGTTACACCTAGACCTTTCGTTTGAAATCAAAGAAACAACCAGACGGATAAAATTGTAATACAAACGCGTCATATCCTGACACTCATCTAATACAACAATATCGAATAGAGGTATTTCACATACAGGTAATATGTTCAATGCGAGTATTTCGCGTATACCCGTATCTGTAAACGCAGTTGGGTGAAAATATTTTACTGCCAAAGAATGATATGTATGTACTTCTATGTTCGTCAAGTTTAAAGAAATTACCTTTTGTTTGAATTCTTTGCGCAGCATAGAGTTATAGGTGACATGTAAAAATAGTTTTTCAGGCATAAGTTGAGCAATATTGATGATAGTGGTGGATTTCCCAGAACCGGCAATAGAGTCAACTATCACATTTTTACCTTCTTTGATATGCTCAAATATGATTCTTTGTTCATCACTTATTTTTATTTTTTCACTGCTCATTACGTTTTATTCGTTATGAATAGTATTTTTATACATTTTGAAAATTTCAGAGAGCAACCATCCCTACTATTCGTGACGGCTATATCTGCACATAAGTAGGATTCGGTCGCTCTCCGGATTTTTCAATATTTCTATGAACTTCTTACACTCGTTCTCCGGAATATAAAAGAAATCCTACGTCGTGGCCTTCGGCCACTCCTCCGGATTTTTCAATATTTCTATGAATTCCTTACACTCGTTCTCCGGAATATAAAAGAAATCCTACGTCGTGGCCTTCGGCCACTCCTCCGGATTTTTCAATATTTTACTTACGACGATGTTTTCTCGTCCCCTTCTTTGAGAAAGAAGGGGATTTTTTAGAACGCGTAGCATTCGTGACAAAGTTTTTATTATAATGAATCGCTCGTAAAAGTTTGAGTTGTTTCTTTGCCTTTTCCAAAGAAGAACATTTGGAAAAGACTCTATGAGTGTCTTTGTTATAAACAGTATAACAATTTTTATTGCGTATTTTTCTCATTGCGTAAGGCATATTATAGTATATCAGACTATGACTAAAATACTGTAATATATTATAATATTATACAAAAATCATACAAGCTCCCCCCCCATTCGGGTGGTGGGGGGGCTTAGCCCCTCCAAAGAGGGAGCTCGTAGAATATTGAAAAATCCGGAGAACGACCGTAGGGAGTTCGTAGGATTTCTTTTATATTCCGGAGAACGACTGTAAGGAGTTCGTAGGAATATTCATATATAATCGCATTTTACAACTATATAGGGTGGTTTATCGTTTATGATTTGAAACGGTTTTCCACATCCATAAATAGAACTGTTCTCAAGAAGATTCTCGCATTCGGTTTTAGATAAATGTGGATTTATTTGTTGACCATTTTCTTTGAAAACCCCACATCTGAATATTTTACAATTCAACTCAAGTACTTCAACTATGATAGAACAATGAGGACAACTGATAAAATTTTCACTACTATTAGTAGTTTCATTCATTTATATTTATTATATAAATTACTTTTCAATATCTCTACGAGCTCCCCCCATTGGGGGGCGAAGCCCCCAATATTCCTACGAACTCCCTGCGGTCGTTCTCCGGAATATAAAAGAAATCCTACGAACTCCTTTCAGTCGCTCTCCGGATTTTTCAATGAACCCCCTTTTGCTTTTTACTTTCGGGTAGACTATGCCTACCCGAAAAGTAGGATTCGGTCGCTCTCCGGAATATAAAAGAAATTTTACAATCGACCGCAGTGGTACAGGTTTGTATGATTTGTGTATATACGTATACCTCCGTGTTCTTAGTAGAAATCGTCAACCCTCACGATTACTAAAATAAAATATATATTATATTTGACATTATTATTATTACTAATATCCGAATGGCTTCTTCCAATATTGACTGGCGAACATTTGGCGGAGTCAAAAGATATGAAAAAAACAGTTTTACCAGCTTCAATAAACTAGTCGTGGACAACTTCACAATGAAAGAATCGTACGATGGTATACTTACAGTAAGCGGAGACCTCTTTATTAATGGAAATACCAGTTTAAATGACACCATAATAAATGGAAACCTGCAAATTAGTAATAATATAGGTATAGGTGGAAATGTTGTTATAGGACAGGATGTAAGTATGGGTGGGAATGTAAGTATGGATGGGAATGTTGGTATAGGCGAAAATATAAATATTAATGGAAATGCGGACGTGAACGGCTCACTGTCAGTGGTTGGCGCTTTAAATCTAGCCAATGATGTTACTATTGGAAAAAACCTGTATGTAAATGATAATTTCTATCTAGGAAATAATACTGTATTTGATAAGAGAGTGTCTTTTTCAACCAGTGATACAAAATTGGGGATAAACATTTACGACCCTACGGCTACCATTGACGTTTCAAGCGACGAAATAAACATATTAAAAATGAAAACATCTTCTACCCAAAATGTGAATATAGTATCAGTAGACTGTTTCAATGACGGTATTACAACTTCGACAGATGCTGCCAAAAGTTCAATTAAATTTTGGAATAACACGAAAATCCCCTTTTCCCCAGGAGGACTGTCTTTGAATAACAATACTATATTGAATGATTCAATCGAAGATGCATCCATAACCTATTACCAGAGTGGAGATATGAAACTAAGTTGTCCAAATAATACATTTGTCAATTCGAGTGTTACTATTGGCAAAGGAGTCAACGGAACCCATCCAATGAATGAAACAGTAGTTATTGGAGACGTTTCTTACAGCTCATATTTATTCAACTACTATGAAACACCCAGTACGGTATATCAGAGTGGTAATGCGATGACACTTTTATCTACTGCCGGTAATTTGTCCAATGTCGGTATGAATCTTGTAACACCTTCTTTGAATGGGATTACAATAAATGGAGGTACGTATATAAAAGACACGTCCCGTTCTTTCGGAGCAGTAAGCATCTTCGATGTGTGTGGCACAAGCGTACCGGTCCAACTGACAGTGGCCGGGAATAATAAATCATATTTAAAGTCTACTACTGGATTCAATACACTCACACCACTCACTGAAAACTATAGCGTGTGTATAAATGGGCCATTACGTGTAACAAACGATGAAATACAGGTTGTGTTGGATGTTAATTTTGAAGTAACTACAATAATAAGTACCACCAATTCTACCCCATCTCGGTGTATTTTACTCGGCAGTCCTTCTGGATTCAGTGGAATAATTCCACATCCTATTTTGTATACAATTGATGGAGGTAAGTCGTGGATAAAAACATCCATCACGGATGATGTTGACTATACTTTTACAGGGGGGTGTATTTACGACAATAGTTATTCATTTTTATCCGCAAAGAAAGGAAAATACTACATTTCTCAAGAAAGTAATAACCAAAGTTGGGTTAACCTTAATATGACGGTTCCTACCAATGATGTTACGGATATAACAGTATTGAAAAATACAGCAACATGTTATATATTAATTTGCAGTTATTACTCAAATACCATCTCTTGGTTTGTTGTAAATAGTTTGAAATATATTGTTTCAAATACGATTACTATAAGCAATAGACAAGTATTTAACCCCACCTATGCATCTGGTGTGTGTTCAAACCAATATACTACACCCTTATTAGGTATCTCAAATATCAAGTCTATTGGAAGCATAAATAATTCTTCTGGTAATTTTGTCTATGTTACCGGAAATGGAGTAAGAAAGTTCAAAGTCAATTCAGGCCTGGTTGTACCAACCGACCCCACATCCTTAAAAGGAGATAGTGTTTTTAATCGAAATCAAGATGGAACTCTCCAAGGAATATCAGATACTACTTATAACTATAACGCCCTATCTTTGTCTACAAACTTGGCGGTTTTTGTAGGGGAAAGCATAATAAGTTACGATACGAATGTGTCAAATATGGATAACACTCATACTTACAACCATTATGAAATTGAAGGGGTCAGTTTACAAGACGTAAAAATAAGTCAAAGTGGGTATGTTGTAGCTGTGGGCAATTCGGGAAAAATATACTATTCATTCGATGGCTGTGCCAGCTGGTCTTCTATATTACCTGATTATTACGGTATGGCAGGTATTTTAACAAACTCAAATAACACATTATCGTGTCTCGCAATTTCAGATACGGACTCAATAATAGTCGGCAGTGTCTATACCAGTTTTAAGAACACGCAGACTCAACCACAACTAGGACATAGCAAAGTATTTTATTGCCACTGGCCAGATTTATTCAATCACATAAATAACACTGTAGTCGATATTTGTGGAAATATGGACATAACTGGTTACATGAATATTAAAGACGATATAACTGTCAATAGCGGGTGTTTGTACGTCAACAACGGACGACTCTACGTAAATAAATCCACTCTCATGAACGGGGACGTTTCTATGAACTCGAAACTGAATGTGGGTGGGGACGCTTCCATGAACGCGTCTTTGAACGTAGCCGGGAATATCAATACCAATGGGTACCTAGGGGTGTACTCCGACATAAGCGTCAATAGTGGGAATGTGTATATTAACAACGGACGACTCTACGTGAATAAATCCACTCTCATGAACGGGGACGTTTCTATGAACTCAAAACTGAATGTGGGGGGGGACGCTTCTATGAACGCGTATTTAACTGTATCCGGGAACATCACTACCAACAGCAATCTCAGCGTATACTCCGACATAAGCGTCAATAGTGGGAATGTGTATATTAACAAAGGACAACTCTACGTAAATAAATCCACGGTCATGAACGGGGACGTTTCTATGAACTCAAAACTGAATGTGGTGGGGGACGCTTCTATGAACGCGTCTTTGAACGTAGCCGGGAACATCAATACCAATGGGTACCTAGGGGTGTACTCCGACATAAGCGTCAATCGCGGGAATGTGTATATTAACAACGGACAACTCTACGTAAATAAATCCACGGTCATGAACGGGGACGTTTCTATGAACTCAAAACTGAATGTGGTGGGGGACGCTTCTATGAACGCGTCTTTGAACGTAGCCGGGAACATCAATACCAATG